TTGTACCATCCCAGATGATCGTCTCACCTCTACGCATGGGTGATAGCCATGACAATGTGCTTGCTGTTACAAATGGTATCTGTCTTAGGTTGTCGGGCTTGGCACATCCGAGGGCATGGAAGTGAGTCCCATACTGCTTGGAGTAACCTCGTGTTACGGCCGCTAAGTTAGTTAGTGACTCAATCTCATCATTAGGGATCATCACGTTCTTATGTAACTCTGCCAGGGCCCGCAAGTTACTTAGTCCGTACTCCTCATGCCAGATGACCCAGAGTTTTGGATCATTACTGAAAAAGGGACGTTGTTCTTCTATCCACTGCTGCCCTAGTACCTGAGAGTCGAACTCCATAAATCCTTGGGCTCGTTCTGCGTTGTTGACTAAGAACTCCTGATAGTCAGCAGCCAGATCAAGTAACTCCTGACGGGACAATCCAGCCTTGTCAGCCTGTTGTGCGCCTGATTCAATGTAGACCTTAGTCTCTGGAAGAAAGTGCTCGCTTATAAGCCATGACTTAGTCTTTGGCAATCCCCGTTTACGAAGCCCCCAATAGTTGAGTCCCATCGACTCAACTTTCATACCTTCTAGCAGGGTGCGGTTGCTACCAACCTCTGTTCCTGAGAAGATAAGTTTAGTCATCCCAGAACTCTAGTTCCTTTGGATTGGCTGCGTCTTTAGACTTAGCAATGTTAACCCTATTAATTGAGTCTTCAATCTCAGTCCATTTGCGAACCTTTTTAGGTGCATCAGGTCTGCGTTCTACGGCTAGGAACCCTGGGTTCATAAACATAATTGCTGGAATACCTTGTTCTTCAAATACCCATGCACACATAGAAGGATCAGCATCTACATACATCTCAATAGGTGCACGACTACGGCTCATGACAAACTGGCGTTTTTTTAAATCTTCGCCTTCAAGGTGGAATGAGTAATCAATCAGGTCATCGTAGTTAATGATGCCGTGAGACTGTAACCAGTGCTGTGCATCCTCTGTCTTGCGTGAGGTCATAAGAGCCACTCGGTTATTAATGTTTAGAGCATAGTAAAGCATTACTCCTGCTCGGATTGGTTCTCCTGTGTCCGAACTTAGTACGCCGTCTAGTGATACGAGTATATTCACGAGTTATCCTTTGTTTCGGTACGTTGCCGCTCTTCTAATGAGGGTCTGAGTATCTGGCAGTTCAATGCCATAAGTTGTTTCAGCCTGTTGTGCTTTGTATGCTGACCAGTACTCAGAGAGTTTACGTAAGGCAGGAACGGTTCCAACCTTCTTTCCTGCTTGCCATCTATAGTTATAGAAATCTGAATAACCCTTACCACTTTGTGTAAAGGCATAGCGACGAGAGTGATGTATGTCTTCAAATAGCATAGATGCTTGCATCAGTGCACTCTGCAAACGAAACTCAGCATTGCGACGTGCTGGGTCATTCTTTGCTCCCTGCAAATCTGTAATCGCTTGTGAATAACGACCAATAATATCTTCTGTTTTTTTACGATCTTGTTCAGCAGCAAGTTCACCTACTGGACTATCTGGTGCACCTTCTTGCTTAGGAAACACAGTCCACTCATTGTGTGTGAGACTGTAGGCAGCATACGGATTGATGGTACGGATATCTGTGGCTCCTGGATTTACATAGAATGTAACTTCAAATCCATTCCAGTTTTTTGTATCAGGCTGTAAGTGCTCACGGAAGTCTTCGTTCAGCATCTTGCTAATTTCTAAATCGCTTAGTCCTTGATACTCTGGATGCGCTTTACGGAACTGGATGTAGTCCACACCAATCAAGACATCAAGATCACCTGGTTCACGTTGTGCTGACCACTGATACGAAACAGCAGATCCAGCAATCCAGACCCGTGTCCATAGGTCAGGATGGCGGTACGTTTCGTTGAGGAAACCAAATAACAATTGAAGCAAACCATTGCGAACCCAACCACGAAGTGTTGTGTTAACAAATAGTTCAGGATCCAATTCCTTCTCTGGAGTAGAGAAGTAGGATGTAGGAGACGCTTCTAGATGGACGGGACGTACATACGCCTCTAAGCCATCAGAACGGTTCATAGATATATTCTATGGCTCTTTAGGCTTGTGGGGTATCTATGCCTCTATCGCTTAATGCAGAGAGTAACTTAGCCTTGAGTTCTGCAGCATCATCTTTTGGTTGAAGTAGCGGTGCAAGAGCCTTTGCGACACGATCAGCCAACAACTGGCTTTCAATATCACTAACTAACTCTTTGCTACATCCATAAATATCATAGGTAGTTGCTTGACGACGAGTTTCTTCGTCTGCTGGATGAAGGGTAGTTGTCAGTGTTCCATCTAGGTTCATGGTCACTGTAAATGCAGCATCAATTTTGTGTTCGGACATTAGATCATTCCCATCAGTTTTTGTTTGCGTTGTGCAACGCCGATCGCTACTGGACAAAAATCACAGAGGTAAGTCTTTTGACCTGGAGAGTCTTTGTACTTCTCCATACCCTCTGCTCTACGTTCTTTTTCAGTCTTTGGTATGAGCATCTTCTTTTCATCATGCCATTCACCACAGCCATCTTTTGGCTTGTTGTGGGCTTTATAGCACTCCATTGCATCTTCCATGAAGATAGATCGTGACTCATAAAACGTGTCATCAATTTCTGCAAGACCTTTAGATCCTCCGCCTTTAATCTGGCGAATAATTTCTTTTTTAGAAGCAGGATCAGCCCATGAACGAAGTGGCAATACAAACAGTTTGCCCTTGTGTGGTTCTCCTGATGGAAATAAATGGTTTTCACACGCAACAGCCAAGAGCATATCTAACTCTGGATCACCGTCATAAGGTGGAAGTTCTTCTAGCGTCTGACAGACAAGGCAGAATAACAACCGAAACATCGGTTCTGCATCTTTAGGTTTTTGTCCTAGTAATGGGATATTGCTCATAGTGCTCCTTGTAGTAGTCCGATTATCTTAGCCTATTATTGTCGTTTATCCTGCAAACTACTTAACGGGATACCCTCGTCTGCATGTGAACGAGCATTGTCATGACCCTTGCTAAAGTGATCAGATAGGGCTGCACGGACAATGCTTTGATGGCGTGAGGTTGTTGGAGAATACTTTGTGCTTGACATGTGCCAGCCAGAATCACCGTGCCATGCAATTGGTGTTCCATAGGAACGAACTGTGTACGATGGATTTGCTTGACGATATTCACGGGTTTCATCGTCAGACATGCGACCAGGACCAGTTGTACCTTCTACACCTGATAATGCTGATGCTTCAAAAGGGATTTTGCTGGAAATAAAATCTGGGGCTTTTGCTCTATTTGTTTTAGCAACTCGTGTGCGTGCCATAATTACTTAAACTTTCTTTTGTTAGGATCAACAGCCCAATTGTAATTAGGATGGTTCCCACTAACAATTTCATTTTCTAAGTTTGAACCGTAATGTTTGTTCTTAGTTTTTTTCTGTAGTTTATTTCCGCCTTTAAAACTGTATTGATATTCACCAGATTCTTGGTTGTGGACATCCCAAATCATTCTTCGTTTTGGATCGTCTCCACGATCAGGAACCATTGTTGGCATGATTACTTACCTGGGTTTACCTTTGCTGGATACTCAGATGTTGAAAAACCATAACCCCAGAATGGGTGAAGTGTTTGACGGTTAGCAAGTGTTCCTTCAGAACCCATACCAACTTCTGTATCTGGGCGAGCCTTACGGTACTTGCCGTCGGTCGCTCCTTCGTCAAGTGACTTGTTCATTGAGCGTGATGAGTTAACTGCCATTATTTGGCTCCCTTGTTACTGTCGATTTTGACAATCTTTTTGTCTGTATCTGTTGAACGCTCACGCATCCAACTAGAATCAAGTGCGCCCATAGTTTCGTCGGTCATACCAAAGGCATTATACTTTTCTCCATGCTTCATGGATGATGCTCCACGAGGAACAACCTTCACGCCTCTACGGCGATCATTAAAGTACATTAGACCATCTTCCCTTTCACTCTTCGTAGATTGCTATCTGTTAAACAAGATAGACAGTGACCACGATTTGATAAGAATTCTACGGGATTCATGATTACTCCGCAGGTTGGACATGGGGCTGATCCATTGTAATTCATGACGTTCTCGGCAATTTGTTTTGCCTGATACTCCATGATTTCGGCGCCATCGCCGTAGTTTCCACCTGACATGATTATGTGCTCCCTAATGCGTTACGTTCGGCTGCTTGGTATCCAGCGACTCCACCAGAGAACCAGGATACTCGTGGCTCTGCATATTTTCTGTCAATAGTAACGATGTCATCAATTCCAGGTTGAGTACGTTCTCCATACCCAAAACGATCTGGGAACAATTGAATCTGTGGAAGTGGTGGACGAACCATTGCCTGAATATCTGCGCCAGGAATGTTCATAACCATGAGAGCCTGCTGTGTTAGGCGCTCCATGTTAGATGCCCATGGACCTTGATATGAATATCTCTTTTGTACTTGATCAGGCTGTACAGGTGCACGCCATGGTCTTGTGTAATCGTAATTACCATCAAATTTTTGTGTCATCCAATTGCTCCTCGGTGTGTAACCCAAGTTGTTGCTTGAACTTGATGTGGGAGGTCTACACCTAATTCACCTGCTGCATGACGGTATGCATGTACAAAGTGCTTGTAGCGACCCATTGAACTAAGTCCAAGATCTTCAGACATTGGTACGTGACCACTAGGTCCTTCAGTAATATTTCGTTTTGCTTTACCGCCACCTGCACCAACAAATGGACGACCCATTGCAATGTCGTATGCGTGACGATCAATAGTTACATGTTCTGGGTTACTTGGATCATGGATATTGTGAAAAAAGTTAGTTACTTTATGACCACCAAGGATTGTTTCTGGATCTTCGCCACCATGAATACGACGAGCCTTTTCAACGTTTGCTGGAAGAAGTGCGCTCTTTACATTTCCTGTCTTAATTAGTTCATGTGCTTCCGCAACGTTTCTTTCCCAGTTATTAAGGGGCGATAATGCTGCAATAATTCCTGCGCCTCTACGTGGGTCTCCACCACCAACACGAGTTGCTTCATCGTGTGCTTTTGAATACCACTCATTTCCGCCTTTTACAAAGTCAGGAGATGCTTCTTTATACTTTCCAATAATGTTTTCAACATGACCTTTGAATTGCGATTCAGCAAGGTTCTTATCCCAGCGACCGTGTGGATCTACGCCAAATTTAGCCATGTTATGACCACACTGGTCTCAAGTAAGCAAGCATTGCTTGACGACGTGCATCAATAGTTGTTGGGCCATCTGCTTGTGTATTTGCTTTGCCATCGTTTACAAGGTGTGGAGCAGGAGCAAGTTGAGTCTGTGGAGTACTCCGTGGACTCATGTATGAAATTGCACCATTACGGTTAACAAGTGATGATTTCATTTGACGATTTAATCCCATATCTGGGTTAAATCCTTCAGGCCAGTAATACATTGATGGCTCAATACGTTCACCTTTGTGAACACCACGTTGATACGCCTTTTGATTAACACGATTCTTAATCGAATCTAATAGGCGATCATCACGACGTGAGCGAATTGTTCCAAGATAACCATCTGGATATTCTGCAGATGGAACACGTCCAACACCAATACGCAGAGCGTCCATGGTGTCACGTGCTACAGGAGTTCCTGCACCACCTTGATTGTTATACCCAGCAAGACCGCCACCACCAAGTGATTGCCAGTTCTGTTGTGGTGAGAGATTGTTATAACCGCCAGCCATGGTTACCTATTCTTCTCTCGTGGTTTTTTCTTTGTATTAGGAACGTTCTCGTAAGTCTGTACGTTATACATAGCGTCTTCTTTACGGCTTTCCATCTTTTTTGTTGCTTCGTCTTTACTTCTATAAACACGAGAAGCATCTAGTTGGACGCCAGCCTTTGGCTTACTTGGATCTACCCATGATCCAATGTTGACGTTTGTATCTTTTGTACCTAACTTTACTTTTTGTGCAAATTCTGAAACTGCATTAGCAGTTAGTTTTGGGTCTCTAGAACCTGTACTAACTTTCTTTGTATTGATACGACGACCTTGTGTATCACGCTCTCCACCAACTGCATATCCAACTGCTGGTTGTTCGTCTGTTGTAATGCCAGTACGAACGTTCATGGTAAGACCACGATCACTGACTGGCTTAGCATTTGTACGTGCAGCAAATTCCACAGCACTTAATGCAGGATGAACACCAGCAGGACGAGTTAATTTTGCAGCATTGATAACAGGACGTTTTTTAGGCATTGCGTCCCATACCCTTATCTGATTGCGGAACTGATGGTGATGCTGCAGTGTCATCCCAATTAAATGTAGTTCCCATGGTCTTGCTTGATAATGACAATGGTTTACCGCCACCAAGACTTCTATTTTTCCATGCTGTTGCCTGAGCAGCAGAGCCATAGGTATTCTTACCTAAAGATAATGGCGCATCAATGCTAGGCGTGTCAGCCATAGAGGAATAACTATCGCTACCGCCGAATTGTGCATTCGACAATGGCATATTAGTAGGTGCTGTCGATACCGCTAGTAAAGTTAGGTGCTTGACGACCAGCAACAGAAGGAATGATGCGGGCGTTAGCCATTGTTGCACCTGCTTCGTAGTTGATTGGCGCTGGCATCTTTGCAGTGATGCGGTGTTGTGCACCCTTGCGCTCAACGTTTACACGGTTTCCCTTTGATGCTTCGTATGGATCCGCTGCTTGTGTGTTCTTCTTTGGCATTAATTTACCAACAGAAGGTGTACCACTTACATTAGTAAACTGATTTGCATCGCTACCCATATATGCACGGGCTCCTGATGCAATAATTTGTTCTGGTGTTGGGTTATTCATGCTCTTACCTGCCGCTTCGTGGTGGTTTGATGGTGCACCCATGCGACGACGCATTGCGTGACCTACTGATGTCCAAGTTGCCATGGTGACTCCTTAATCTAAGTACAAGGATAGAACTGTTTTAGTTCGCTGTAATGGCAAATACAATGGCGCTGATTTCACCGTCACGGGATTCAATAGTGGTAAATCCTGGCTTACAGGTGAGATCCATGCCACGAGGGGCCACATATCCACGGGAGATAGCAATTGCCTTTACTGCTTGATTTACTGCTCCAGCACCTACTGCACGTAACTTAACTTCATGCTTATCGTAAATGGCGTGGGCAATTGCAGATGCAACGCTCTGTGGATTTGAACTTGCGCTGACTCGTAGAAACGGTTCGTCAGCAGAAACTACTTCTGGTTCGGTATTCAATTGTTAGTCCTTTGGGTCGAATTGGTGCGCCTCTCCTGGACTAAATGGTAGGGCTAAAGTCGTGGTTGGTCTCTGTATTTGGGATCTTGAATTTGTTCGACTACTGCCTTCTCGACATCATCAATCAAAAATTTTCCAGCAAGCCTTGCTAATCCGTAGGAATCTGCGGCGTTATCATCGTTAAACTCTATGCCCCATCGTTTATAGATTTGCAACAACATCTCTTGTTTCTTTGCGTTTCCTTTACCTGCTGCATACTTCTTCAATGTCATTGGCGGAATTTTCAACGGGAATCTACGTGGATCATCCTCATCAAAGAAATCAAATATGGCTAGTCGAACTGTGGCTGATAGTTCTCCAAGAACAAGGGCTGCGTGACTTGCTAGAACAGTTCCTTCCATGGCTATGTCTGAGATAGTCCACTGCTCTTCACAGTAGTCAAGATGATCAACTAACCATTGACGTATGTCTGCCAATCTTTCAACGCCAAAGTAGGGAGACTTGTATACCCATGTAATAAATTGATTGGGGTCTGCTGTGTTAAGGACTGTTAATGCAAATCCTGTGAGCGATTGATCAATACCAAGAGAAACAACTGCTCCCTTATCAATCTTTCCGTCTATAAGTTTAGTCGGCATTGAGGGATAGGTTAACTCTTGTACGAACTAACTCACGTAGTTCGTCTAAAGATCCCTCGTTCTTTAGAATTTGATCAAACTTATAATCGTCTAGCGCAATTTCTGATACATGTTGATTAACGGGATCTACACCGTTACGTCTAATTCTCCAGACTTGTCCACCTATAGACTTAACTATATCTGCTTCGTTTTCAAAGCGAACATCAGTAACTACAATATTTTTATTTACTCCAACAATTGGATGCTCGTAAAGGTGTGGGTTAAGAGCCTGATTCACCCAAAAATCTTTTCCAAATAACTTACGAGCACCAACGCCTAAATCTTGTAGGTAACGACGGACATCAGGATGTTTTTTTGTTGCATCCCAACCAAGTGCCTCCACCATTGTTTGTAAGGGTGTGATATCTATCATTGGATTCATTAGGTATAACAGGTCACGGATGGCATCCGCAAATGCCACCCGTTCGAAGTTAAACTCCGATACAAGAACTTTGGCAACCTCATCTTTGCCAGATCTTGCGTAACCTGATAAACCAATAATCATGGTAATTGAATATACCGTCCTGTCAACCATTCATTTGATGCAATTGTTGCACCAGTTGCAAACGAATTGTAGGTCTCATCAAATGTGGCTTTCTTATTCATTAACCACCATGCAGACATTGAGGCTGCTGCGTTTGATGTTCCAACCATAAACTTTGTTGTGTTGTTTAGGTTAGTAACAATCCAACGTCCATTGAGATAGAAGTCCGTTGTGTTGTTTCCGTTTGAATAGCGAGCAATGTATGGCTTTGCATTCCTATCATACTCAAGTGTTCCAGAACCTTTCCATGGGTTATCTGTAGCACCAACAGAAACGGTATCTTCTAGACACGCAGGTGAGTTAACTTTTGTTCTGTTGCTTGTGTTGCCTGTGGCAACAATGACTGGGACGTTGATGGCCTTGAGATCAGTAATCTGTTTTGGCATACCTACTGGCACATCACAGTTACCAAGTACTGCACCTTGAGAGATATTGACAACAGAGATGTTGTACTTTGCTTGATTTGCAATGACCCAATCAAGTGCCATTTTTACAGACTTTAATGTGTAGAGATATGGGTCACCCTTTGGGGTTACTCCAACAATACGAATAAAGACAATCTTTGCATTTGGGTTGACTCGCTTGATAACAGAGACCATCTGTGAACCATGGTCTAGTGCAGCACTCCTTGCTGCTGGAAGTGTGGCTGCTCCTGGACCTTCCATTGAGGTCTTGCCATTAATGCAATTTCCAAATTCAACAAAACATGCTTCTGCTACTAGTGAACTGTTAAACCACATCCCGTTTAATCCAGTATCAATTACTGCAATTGTTGGTACAACTTCTGTTACTGATTTTACTGGTGTTATTGCTGCGTTTGCAGGCAACATTGTTGCGCTTAAAAGTAATGCAACTACTACTAGATATTTTTTCATAATATAAATGAATCCCTCCGACCCATAGTTTGTGATCTACGACTTATTTCCCTCGACACTAGAGTGATGTCTCGTTCTTGGTTGTTCAACATCATCTCTAGGATCTTGCGATAAGCGTACTTCTCTTCGTACTTGTCCCGCAAATCCATAATGTCTGGATCAGTATCGATCTGAGCCTTGATGAGCGTGACGGTGGTTCCTTTAGGCGCTCCTGTGGTCAATCTCACAAGGGCTTTGCTCTCGGCTAACTCAGCCTTACGCAAACAGTCACGCTCAGCCAACTGAGCCTGTACCAACTGAGACGCCATGTAGTCAGCCCATCCTGTAAGGATGGTAAACATCTCAGCCAGTTGTTCACTACTCAGGTCTGTTATGTCAGGTGGCAGTACCGCCTGATCATAGGCTGGTTTTGGTAAGTCAATACTTTTTTGAATTACTGGATCAAGTTGCATGTCTTACATCCTCCTGGTGCAACGTTGCATTCTGGCATCTCTTCTGCCTCGACTGCTGCAATGATCTTTTCTGCTTTTTTAAACACAGGCTCAACGTACTCGTAGTCCGCTTTGATTGTGAACTCTTTGTAATCTTGATCAGCCTTTAGTTCGTATAGGAATACGATTTCATCTGGAGCATCATCCCCATACATACGTCGTGCAAGTTCTAGGTACATCTGTCCCTGCATTAAGTGGCCACGAAATGGACGGCGAATATTTTTCCACGCCTTTGTTACATCGCCATCTGCATCATAGAGAATAGATGGGGCTTCAAATCTTATTGTTCCAGCACCGATAGATTTAATTTCAATAAGACAATCATTACCGATGTCCTTAATCCACCCATCAGTATGACCAGCAATGCGAAGTGCTGGATCTACTAATTTAACTTCTGCGTAACGAAGAACCGTACATCCACAGTGCTCACACTGTGAAGGTGATAAGCCAAATGTTTTTTCCTTACATGCCACGCACTTAAAGTCTCCCCAGAGATTACCCATCTCATAGAAACGGTTCTGCCACTTCTCGTGGATGTAGTGGCCTTCATCAAAGATATTTTGCAAACGAAGTCCTGGCTTCTCAGTCTTTTTCTTGCCGCCTAGTAGTAGGTAGTAGGAATAACGATGACAGAAATCATCCTTAATCATTTCGGATGGATGAAGGACTGTGGTACTGCGATCACCATCAGGCTGGCGCATAAGGTGACGTTCGATCTCTCCAAGAAGTCGACTATCAGTCTTCTTAGTATCCAGAAACTTCTGTAGTTCTGTCTTCGCTGCCATTTAGTATTCCTTGTCTTTACTGAAAATAAATTCTTCGAGGGTCATCTTCTTCTTATATGTCTTCTGCCATTTTCTTAGTAAAGCATTTCTTTCTCTATGACTTAATCCTCCCCAGATTCCGTGAGGCTCATCTCTGCTGATGGCATCCCATAAACATTCCGCTCGTACAGGACAATGGTTCTTGCCGTTCTCACCGAGACAGAATGACTTGGCCTGAGCAGCAATTGTTTTGTACTGCTCTTTATCACGAGGCGGGTAGAAGATGTCGGTGTCTTGTCCTGAACACTTTGCTTCATATCTCCACGCATATTCTGGTTCATCGTAATTCATCATTGGAGGGTTGTAGTTTCTCTCTCATCTCAAGGAAATCATCTTCCATTAATAGTACATAGTTCTTATCGTTAAGGCTAATTCCAAACACTGGCATTCTGCTTTCTAGAATTGCGTTTGTTACATTCTTTTCTAAATCAATTGCTTTAAGTGTGTAAGTTTTTTTACCTGTGTACTTGTGTTCTATGAGAAGATCGTCTGACCTTACGTCACCTTTGCGAGACCAGAGTGCCCCAGAAGCAGCGTTAGTTGAACCACCAATTTTCTTAGCGAGTCTTTTCTCATGCTTCTGGGATTGTTTTTGACCATCAGTCTTCAAGTTCTATCTTTCCTTCGTTGTAGCCCTCCAGCAAACGAGGAACAAGATAGAACAATGCTTCACGCCAAAAACATGGGCCACATCCGCAGAACATTTCTCCCGACAATGTCTCTGGAACTATTTCATCGACGCTATCCCATGTAGCCTCAAACAACATATCTGTATATGCTTCAACGCCTTTTTCTAGATCGTGTGCCCATGCTTGATCAGTGACAGTAAACTTCTTAGTCATTATCTTCTCCTGCCATTGGTAGATCTGATGTTTCAAATACTAACTTTTGAATTGTTTCCTTTAATTCAATTTCTTCACGGATACTATCTATAACAGATTCAATACCCTGCCACTTGCGTTCATCAAAGTAGAACCATCCACCCTTACGAGTAACAATTCCTTTAACAACAGCCAGTGCTGCAACTTCTTTTGCAAAATCATACTCTCCTGCCGCACAGTTACCGCCTTCTGCAAAATAAAAATCAAAATATGCAACACGTTGAGGTGGTGCAGTTTTGTTTTTAAGAGTACGAACTTTGATGCGTTGTCCTATACGAATCTTGTTGTTTCCAGAACCAATCTCAATCCATTCATCACGACGAATCTCGCAACGAGTAAAGAATGCATAGTTCTTTCCCTCTCCACCAGGAGTAGTGCGAGGATCTCCGTGCATAACGCCAATCTTCATGCGGTATTGATTGATAATTAAACCCAATACAGGGCGCTCATCTTCTACAAGACTTCTCTTCATTGCAGAACCAACCACACGGAAAAATTTATTGGTAAGAAGTGCACCTCTACCAACAGTCATTTCATTCATATCCTTTTCCATTTCAGGAGCGGGAGACAGGGCTGGTAGTGAGTCAATCACAATTGCATCAACGGATTTAGATTCAGCAAACTCAATGACGGCTTGGTATGCCTCTTCCATCACGTTTGTTTCAATAACAATTACTCGATCTGTATCTACTCCACACATCTCTGCATACTCAGGAACCCATTGCTCGGCTGCAACCCAGACTGTTGTGTGATCTGGTTTGAGTGCTTGGTTAGCAGCAATTGTTTTAAGTGCTACGGCTGTTTTACCGTGTGATGGCTCTCCGATTAATTCGTTCCATTGGTTTCCTGGGAATCCTCCTCCAAGAACATAATCCAATGTAGTACTACCAGAGGTAATGCGAGGAATAAGGTCACCCCTAATGTCAGAAGCGATAACCACCACATTATTGCCGAACTTCTTGTTGAGTGTTGCGACGATTTTCTTTGCTTCATCATTCATTCTCTTCCTCCGTTATGTTTATAAATTTACAGTTAAAGGTGGGAATCTCTACAAATAGATCATCGTCCATAACTGATGTGTTCTTTCGAACTAAAGTTCCACGATTAAAATCAAACCCATCAACAATCAGTGCATGAGTATGCTCACTATTTAACATTACAAAAAATGTATCTTCTTCAGGGTGTTTCTTTGCAAATTTTTGTTTGCGTGCTGGAAAATGTACTTCTCCAAAAGGAAACCTAGGCCCTGACCAATTGTGCTTTACCTCTACCTCATAGTAATAACGACGCTCGTAAGCGGTATCACAGATAATGTCAATACCGTATTGATCGGGATTAACATACGCATTATGTTCATCAGAGGAATTTAACCAATTAATAACTATTTCTTTTGCAAAATCGTTATCCGCATAAAGTTCTGGGCTGAATGGTTTAGCCATCGATGCGACCAATGATTCCCTGTGGATTCCAATTGCTTTGACCATCATTGCCAATTGAACTCTTGGTATTTCCTTCAACCTTTGCACCAGTTAAAGCACCAAACTTACTTCCTGATTGTTGAATTGGGTAACCACAGTCGTAACAACGAAGACCAACATTCTGTGCTGGTGACATGTAGTTGTTTGACCCACAGTCTGGACAAGATTGAGTCTGTTTTGCACTCTGTGCCTTTGATGCAGGTTCTTGTGGTTGCGGTGGAATGTACGGTGCCATTGGCTGTTGTGAAGGTGGCATTGGCATGTCCGCTGGACGTGCCTGTGGTGTAGCAGGTTGTCCACCTAATTGTTTTGCCCACCAATCTGCATTACTCATTTTGCTTCTCCCCACTTGTCTACGATCTTTACGTCTGCAATTAAAGGAACGATGATCTCTGGCAACTTAATACCTTCCATTGAATCTCTAATTGCTTCTGCAGTCTCTTCTGCAAGATCTGCACGGGCAACAGTAACGAGTTCATCGTGCACAGTCAAAATGACATTGACGTCTGGTTCGTCAACAAAACAAGAATGTGCCCTAACCATTGCTAATTTCATTAAATCTGCAGCAGAACCTTGAATTACTGTATTAAATGCTTGTCTCTCTGCTCTTGCTAAGGTTCCTTTTTCCCTACTTCTCAGTTCTGGGATATAACGTCGACGCCCAAAAATAGTTGTGACGTATGGTATAGGGCCTCTTCCACTTGACTGACGGATTACACGACCACGATATTTTTGAATATCACTAAATTGTTCAGTAAATCTATTCAACAAATCTTTTGCATCTGACACACTGCAACCAATGCTCTGAGCAATCTTTTCGGGACCAACACCGTATGCAATAGAGAGTACTAATACCTTTCCAGCCTTACGGTCAACATTCATGGTGTTACCAATTGTTGTGTAGATATCTTGGCCGTTTGTATAATTCTCAACCATAATTGGATCTTTAGAAAACGATGCAATGATTCGTGGTTCAATCTGTGAGTAGTCAGCAACTACTAATTTGTATCCTGGTGGTGCAATAAACAAATTACGAATTAATTTTCCATACTGACCACTGCTAGGAATGTTTTGTAGGTTTGGATCACTGCTAGAGAATCTTCCAGTCTCTGCTCCATGTGGTTTAAAGTTTGTGTGAACTCGACCATTAATCATAAAAGATTTTTTATTAACAATCTTTTCTTTACCTAAGTTAGTTCTAGTAATATCACCACCGAGGTACGGCATTACATACGTTGTCATTAATTTATTCAAGTCTTGATACTCAAGGATTGCATCTACTAGTTCATCTTTACTACGGTAGAACTCCAACGCATCTGACGACACAGAGTAATGATAGATACTTAATGCACTTGGATTACTTGCTGCAATGTCCTGTCCTTTTGCCGTAAGGGCAATGCGAACTCGTAGATTAGGCTTGATTCCACGACCTTCTGGCTTAGGAGAAAACAATAGTTCTTGTTTTTCTTTGACTGAGTTCATGCCAAATGCTCTGCCTGCTAACTTATAGGCCTTGCCTCGTGCAAGATCAATATCAATCTCAAGTTTTTTCTTTAGTTTTTTTAACTCTTCAACATCAATGTTTGCGCCAGTCAGTTCCATGTCACACAAAGCAGCAATGACATCCATCTCTAGCATCCAGACACGCTTTAAGTCTCCCTCTAACTTAGGGGCTAAAGATTTGTAAAGTTTCCATGTAACTTCTGAGTCAAACCCTGAGTAATGTGCAACATCGCTAAAGGAATGAACCTCAACCATAGCGCCAATTCCTTTTTCAACTTTAATTTTAAGTTCTCTTTCAGCACTGGCTGCAAGGTTAAGCGAGTTACGGTTACGGTTATCAATAACAAACCCAGCCATCATGGTGTCAAAGTAAGGCTTTTTAGGAACTACGCCACGGTAGTACTTAGCAATTGATTTAAGATCAAACTTAACGTTGTGACCAATCTTTAGTTTGTCACTAAAGAACAATGGTTTGAGTGCAGCAAAAACTTCTCCTGGAAGTAATTGCGCTGGTGGATCACCAAACACTGGAGTCCAACGTGCTTCGTTTTTTGAGTAGTCGGCGTCTTTTAATTCTTTACCTGCAGCCAGTTTGCGTTGTCCACTGAGTAACAACTCTTTATCCCAACGAACAAATTCACCATTAGGATGTCCCATTGGGATAACATCTGTGCGACCTTCTGTTGCTAATGAAATCCACATAACGTCGTTGACAACAGGTTGGATTCTGTTTTCTCCAACTGTTTCAACGTCAAAGGCAAACGCATCTACCTTGGAGTAAAACTCAACAAGGTCTTTCAATTGTTCTTTTGTTGTAATAATATTCATATTAATCCCCTCAAAGTTTTAATGAAGTGGGGCCTGTAATAGAACAGACCCCACCTCTTGGAAGCGTGCAACTACGCTACAGAGCGAGCAACCTCTAGCATTTCGGAGCGAGGGGTCTCCCGAATAACTTCTGCTGTGAACGGAACAGCGGCTGCTACAAACTCTTGAACAGCATCGTTGCTCATCTTCCATTCCTCTGCTAAGTCACGGCCACGAACGAAGTTGAGGGTGTACTGCGTTGTTGGGCCTGTGCCTAGTCGAGAAATTTCCCAGAACTCTTTGTTAAGAGGTCCTTTGCGCTCATCCTCATGAGCCTTCTTGATCTGACGTGCCAGTGATGGCGGTGCAGTCAAGATTTGAACGCCTTGTGTTTCTCCGCTAAGGACAAGGACGTTGAATGCGAATTTGCCACGAGGCTTGTCACCAAGCACATCGCATAGTGGGCAGGATTCACCGATGCAAACAAAAGACTTCTTGCCCTTTGGGCGTTCAATCCAGTGTTGTTCGTATGAAGCAAATGGATGGTCTTCGAGGAACTTTACAAGTTGTGGTTCTTCGGAGAATCGGAAGTCAGTTGGAAAATCTGTTGTCTCTGACTTAACGAGTGTGTCGAATGCATCCCAGCCTTGTTGAACTGTGGTGCCGACTTTTGGTGTTGCATCTTCGCTATCTACGTCGAGGAATGATTGATCACCCTCAGCGTAAACGCTTGTATCTGTTGGTTTTGTAATTGGCATTTGTTTCTTTCTTAGGTAGTGAGGCTCGGAATAATTCTGTATCTCTGTACAGGATTAATTACTACTGGCTCTCGTTGGATATGATTTCTTTCCAGCGCTTTACTAAAGCATCTGTCAAGTCTTCGTGTTGGTTCCACTCTACACGAGCAGAACCTAGCAATCCTCTGCGATTGAATTCTTCAATTGCAGATTCAATAAGTGCACGGGTATACACCCGATTTCCACCAGTCTTCTTCCCTCCAAGGGTCTTAGACCTAAGTCGATACGGGGCACGTGGAATATATCCCTTGCGTTCCCATAAGCGGACAGTAACAATTGTCTTCTCCAATGCAAGTGCTAGTGCACCAATTGTGAATACCTCTGTCTCTTTTCCACCTAGGGTTTTAATGATTGGATTTGCATCCCAACCATTACTCTCACCGATTTTACGGCGAGAAACTTTTGGATCTGGTTCACGTCTCTTTTGTTTAGAGCCAGGGACGTATTCAAGGTCAGCAAATGCTGCCTCGATCTCATCGTCTCCTCGTAAACCAGCCATGATTACTTCTTATTCATAACGAGAGCCCACACGATCTTCTGTGGATACATCTCATCAATCTCTTCTTCAGTTAATTTTCCCTCATACAATGCAGCCATCAACGCATCTTCATCTACAACACGAATAGTTTTGTAGAGTTCTTCTTCCATTCCCTTATCGGAAATCATTTGATCTGCTACACCTTCGTCAATCTTACGTGTAACACGACGCTGCTTGTAGAGGCTACGAACTCCTTCAATTTCTTTTGGAAGTTCAATAAAAACATTTCCGTTGCTATCTACTTCGCCATTGGAATCTACGTGCTCAAAAATATTTTCACGAAGTTTCTTTAACTCAGATTCGAAGAACTCAACTTGCTTCTTTACGAATATGTATTGACGAGCCTGTGCTTCAAAATCATCGGTCTCATCTTTTTCAACTGGTACTACTCTTGCCATGTCAACCCCCTCAAGGTCTCTGTTTCTGTAGGAACCCTATCAAAGATCCTACGGTTAGGTCAATTCCACCTTTAGAATTTATTCCTGCGCCATCCATAACCGCATCTGCTACAGCATTCTTTTGTTGAAGCATCTCATGTTGACGTTCCTCTATGGAATCTCCAACAATCAAATCTTGAATAATGATACTAGGCCATCTACTAGATGCTCTTTTGATACGCCCATTTCTCTGTACTGCTAATCCTGCTGACCAGGGTAGATCGTAGTTTATGAGAAGATTGGCGATAGGGAGATCAACACCGTAACCACCAGCATCGCTAGAGATAAAGACACGGCAATTAGGATCGGTAAGAAATCGTTCTTTACTTGCTTCTTTTTCTTTAGCATTCATATTCCCTGTATACGTAGTTCCACCAACAATGTCCTGAATTCTGTGGAGCATACCAACCCACGAAGTAAATATAACTACCTTTGCCTCTGGGTCTGTGTCTAAATGATCTACAACATAATCCTTTAAAACATCTAACTTAGGATGCTTTACTACCCCATCAAGTAAGTCTCGATCCTTTAGGCTATAACAGTAAGCGCTTCCTTCCCCATCTTGTTTAACAAACCTTTCTGCACTGTCATGAAGTAACTCTGGGTGATCACAGAGCATACGGAGCGCTGTTATCTTCGACATGATCGATCCACGCATCATGTCTGCTGGGCTTCCTGGTTTACTTTCGTGACCATAGTGAGCCATCAATGAAAAGCCTGGACCAAGCAACTGCTGTGCCTCAAAAAGTTCATTACTTAACTCATCTGCTATGTAGTTGTATAGGTATGAAGTCTTCTTATCAAAATTAATCTGAATAGGATCACGGTGAATTGTGTCTGGAAGATACGGTGCAACATCTGGATCCG